ATATTCAATACTTTGATCAATTCAAATTAAACCTGTTAAGACTTTATGATGCCTTTAGAAGACCTCAGTATACTCAAGAGACTCTATGTGGAGATGGAAGTATCGTGACTGAGGTTGTAACCACTACAGAATATAAGATCAAAACCTTCTATAATCTATATGATGATCTCTATTTCATTAGAAAGTATTTTAAGATTAGATTTAAAGAAGAAGAGTCCAAATTCTCTGCCAGTGACATTCGTTTACTTGTGGATGACGTAGAAGAGTTATATAATGTTGTTGGAAGGGACAGGGCGCTCACTCTTTTGGAGACGGTAATCAACAAACCATTTGACTACCGAGGGTCGTGGACTTATATTAAGGAACACTTCGTAGGGAAAGATGATTTTTCAAACTCTGGATGACAAAACTGAATGTGTTGGCGTTTACGTCGATGGAAAGCTCCACTTTGATACCATCCCCGAGGACTTAACCCATACTTGGAAGTATGCTGCTTCGATGGCAAGCGGTAGTATTCAATATGCGTGGCTCTATTGTGAGGGTCTCCCTCTTCAGGAGGCTTGTCCCGAAGAGCATCGCGATAGGATGATGGCAGCCCAACGCAAATTGAGGGCTTTTAAGAAATCTTTGACGATTGGGAAGATCAATCTCAATGACCATTGTGTGTTTGATCTCGTTCCCAAGGATTTTTTGATGGAGTTGTGCGAGGTTAAGAATTTGGTGACCCAGCATGTTTTTGATACCCACTCTAAGCCTCCTAACTATCCTCACCTCTGTCAGGTCCAACGCCTCCTCCATAAAATCAAACACCAACGTCTCAATATTAACAACAGGGGGTGCCGACACCTCTACCTTTCCCAGATAAATGGGAACAAGATCAACAAATGGATTAACACCCCTCAGTATATCGATTACAACCTGTTTGGAACGGTCACAGGGCGCCTCACGACCTTTGAAAATTCTTTTCCGATGCTTACCATTAAGAAAGTTTTTCGTAAGCTTCTGAAGCCACACAACGACTTGTTTGTGTCTTACGATTACAACGGTGCAGAGATTAGAACCCTCCTTAGCCTTTCGGGGGAAGAGCAGCCTAAAGGAGATGTGCACCAGTGGAACATCGACAACGTTTTTAAGCGCGAGATTGATAGAGACTTGGCCAAAACCTTGTTCTTTGGTTGGCTTTACAATCCAGACTCTACGATGTTTGATCATTCCACTTACGATAAGAAAAAACTTCTTGACAAGTGGTACAAGGGTGGATACATTACCACACCTTACCAACGAAGGATTCAAGTGGGAAGACGGAAGGCATTTAATTATCTGATTCAGAGCACGACTGCTGATCGTGTGCTGGAGAAGGCTGTCATCATTGACGAACTGCTTGAGGGCAAGAAGAGTTTCATCTCTCACATCATGCACGATGAAATTGTGCTTGACTTTCACAGAGAAGATGTTAAAATGCTTCCTGTGGTAAAGAAGATTTTTGAGAGTGATGATTTCAAGACCACCATCAAGGCTGGTAAGGACTATTTTCATCTCGAAGAGATGGTCTCGTGATTTCCATTGTGGGACTTGGCAATGCAGCCTCCAAAATTGTTCACCACTTTGAACAATATGGGCAGTACAACATCTACTATCTCAATAGCCAACTGCCTCGTAGTTCTAAGCGGAAACACAAGCTAAAAGAGTATGAGAGCCCAGAAGACTATGAAAAAAAGATTCCTAATCTCAAAAAGTTTTTTTCTGATATCGATGATCACGTTCAATTTGTGGTTGTTGGCTCTGCTGCAAGTACCAGCGTTGCTTTGGGTGTTCTCCAGCAGATTCAAAAAAAGAAAATCGATTTGATTTATATCAAGCCCGATGTTGAACTCCTCACGGGGATTCCCAAACTTATTGAAAATGCGTCCTTCGGCGTCCTTCAGGAGTATGCTCGTTCGGGCAAGTTCAACTCGATCACCCTCATTTCTAATCCCCATGTGGAAGACGCCTTGGGGGAGCTGCCCATCAAGGGATATTTTGATTCTCTTAATTCTTCTATCTCTTGGGTGCTTCATTATTTAAATTACTTTGCCCATGCTGAAGCAGAGATTGGCCAGATGTCTCGGCCCGCTGAGCCCCACAAGATATGTTCAGTTGCAATGCTGGATATGGAAAATCTTGAAGAAAAGTGGCTCTTTGAGCTTGACACCCCTCGCGACTTGTGTTATTATCTATGTATCAATGACGCCAAACTGGAGACAGAAAAAGGTTTACACAAACGAATTGTTAATACTCTCAAGGAGAAGCCTCGGAATGCATTTAGAAAGATTTCTTATGCAATCTATGGGACAAACCAAGAGAATGACTTTGGGTTCTGCGTTGCCCATACTAACGTAGTACAAAAAAACACTTGACTTTGCTCGTCAGGTGGTTACATTATAGCCAACAAGGAAAGCTTGTTGTACTATATCCATAATCAAAAGGAGAACAACATTATGGGAATCAATATGGAACTGATGCGGAAGAAATTAGCCGCACTTCGAGGAGAGGGACGAGGAGACGGAAGGGTATCTGCCTTCTTTAAGCCCGATGAGGGAGACCAAACTATTCGTATGGTCACCCCCAAGGATGGCGACCCTCTAAAGGAAATGTTTTTCCACTACAACGTGGGCAACCACCGTGGTGGAATTATGTGCCCCAAGCGCAACTTTGGTGAGCGATGTCCGATTTGTGAATTCGCTTCTCAGTTGTGGCGCGAAGGGGTAGATAACAATGACGAAGAGAGCAAGAAGCTCGCAAAGAGTCTCTTCGTTCGTACCCGATTCTTTTCACCCGTCGTCGTGCGTGGTCGAGAAGAGGAAGGTATCAAGGTGTATGGGTATGGCAAGAAGGCTTATGAGCTATTGCTTGGCTATATCCTCGACCCGGAGTATGGTGACATCACCGACTTGAAGGAAGGAACGGATATCGTTCTAACCTATACCAAGCCGACTACTCCAGGGGCGTTCCCCCAGACTAATCTGAAGATGCGACGGAATACGTCGCCGCTACTGGAAGATACGGATGCGATCCCCCCCCTCCTTGATCGCATGCCTGATGTAATGTCTCTCTTTGAGAGGCAGTCTCCCGCGCAGATCGACGCAATCCTCGATGAACAGCTTTCCTCTGGTGCGTCTGCGGAGAGGCGTTCGTCTGAAACCACCAAGTACGCAAAAAAGACTGACGACAAGAGTAATATTGACAAGGTGTTTGACGAGCTAATGGCTGGTTGACATTTAGATTAGTTTCCCACAGGGAGGCACAGGGTTATCAGGTGCCTCACACCGCCCCCCCTTGAGGGGGGCTTTTTTTCATACATCCCATAGGATGGAAGGAGATACAAAATGAAAAACATTATGATTTGCGCTGCGCTGGCGCTGGTGGCCGGTTGCGGCGACAAGGACGATGAGGATACTGGCGAGGAAGTCGCCGAGACCACAGGATCCACAACTGGTACCGAGACTGGTACTGGAACTGAAAGCGGTACTGGTACTGCTACGCAAAGTGGTGGGTAGAAAATACTCTCTCACCTAAGAGCCCCCCGAAAGGGGGGCTTTTTTTATTGTATTGTTGTGACGTTTGTGTTATAATTATAGGGACGCAAAAGCGCGTCAACCAAATTAAAGAAACAAAGAAAACACAAGGAGGTTTGGTAATGGCTAAAAAGGCTAAAGGTACGTCTGCGCCTAAAGTAGATCTGTTAAAGTTAATCAACAAGAAAGCCGGCAGAAATGTCGCACATAGCTTGAAGGAAGAGAACCCAACGGAAGTTAAACAGTGGATTCCCACAGGCTCTCGCTGGTTGGACTCAATTGTTTGTAAAGGAAAGCTTGGTGGCATTCCAGTTGGAAAGGTGACGGAGATTGCGGGGCTTGAATCCACCGGCAAGTCTTACATGGCTTGTCAGATTGCAGCCAACGCACAGAAGATGGGCAAGCTAGTTGTCTATTTTGATTCAGAGTCTGCGATTGATCCCAAGTTCTTGGAGCGGGCCGGGTGTGACCTGGACCCACAGAAATTAATTTATATTCAGGCACAGTCTGTTGAGTTCGTTCTGGAAACGATGGAGGAGTTGCTTGGAGCAGCCGATGATCCTCTGCTGTTCATCTGGGACTCTCTGGCTCTCACTCCATCTATCTCTGACGTTGAAGGCGACTTCAATCCTCAGTCAACGATGGCTGTGAAGGCTCGCATCCTGGCCAAGGGAATGCCCAAGCTGGTTATCCCTCTGGCCGATAAGCAAGCCACCCTCGTGGTGCTCAACCAGTTG